TGCTACACAATCTGCACCACCACCACCACCTGTGTTAGCTGTTCCTGCAGTACCATAAGTACCACCTCCATCTCTAGCACTTGCGGCACCTGGTTGTGGACCTGCTCCTGCTCCTGGTCCTCCACCTCCACCTCCTGCTCTTCCTACTGGAGAGCCTGTAATTGTATTTGTTGCACCTACACCACCTGCTCTTACAGAACCTGCTGCCGTTGCTCCACCACCTGCACCACCCCATTGAGCAGCAGTGACTGTTACTCCACCAGTTCCTTGAGGTGGACTAACTGGAGGTGTATTTCCTGAACCTGCAGATCTGCCACCAGTTGCTCCTGTACAAGGACCACTTCCTCCTCCACCTGAACCACCAGATAATCCTCCAGGTGCTTCACCATTTCCAGCACCTCCTCCACCACCTGCTGATGTTATACTTGAAAAAACTGAATTTGCACCTGTTCCTCCTGCACGAGAAGGACCTGTTCCTCCTGCTCCTCCTGCACCTATTGTTATTGGGTAAGGTTGAACTGAAATTGTTAAACCTGAACAAGGAGTAGCTGCTAATGGACTTGCTGTGTAACCACCACAAGCCTGTTTACCCTCTCTAAAACCTCCACCGCCACCACCACCACCATAATTATTTCCACCACCTCCACCTCCAGCTACAACCATATAAGAAACTTTACTTCCACCTCCTGCAGCATTTCCTACAGCAGATACACAAAGTGCCCCTGATCCTGTAAATGTATGAATTTTAAAATTTCCTGATGTTGTTATTGTTCCACCTGATGCTGTTGTAAACAGTGCTGTTGGAGCTTCTGATTGTAAACCTGAATCTGTTACTAACCAACCTTGTGTTGAATCTATATAAACTAATGTTACTGCAATACCTTCTACATCTAAAGTTGCATTAACTGTTGAACCACCAATTTTTTCTGAACCATTTGTATCTATTGTAACTTTATTTGTATCAAAAGTTCCTGCGTAATCTTTTATTGCAACAACAGCTCCTGCAGTTCCTGCTGGTAAGTTAACTGTTACTACTCCACTAGTTGTATTTACAAAATATCCTTCACCAGCAACTGCTGTGAAAGTTGATGTCTTAACTGTTGTTACCCAAGACGCCGAACCTGTTGCACCAAAGTTTACTGCTGTACCTTGGTTGTTAATTGTTGCACCACTAGGAATTGTAAACGTATCACCACTATCTCCTAATGTGAATGCTGTTCCTGATCTTGGACTAATTTTATTTACTTTTATTTCACTCATAATTTTTACCTATTGAAATTTGTATCTTATTATTACTATACCTGAACCACCATTACCACCACCTGGTCCATTACTACCACCACCACCGCCTGTGTTTGCAGTTCCTGCTGCTCCAGAAGCACCACCACCACCAGGTGTTGCTGTTGGGTTTGGTACATTACCCGGACCTTCTCCGTGTCCATTTCCTCCACTTGCTCTAGTAACTGGTGATCCTGAAATTACTGTAGTTGCACCAGCACCTCCTGCTCCTGCTCTGCCACCTGTTCCTGCTGGACCGGGTTGTCCTGCAGCTGTTGCTCCACCACCTCCTGCTCCAGTTGTATTACCTGAACCTATAAGTGCGCCAGTACCACCTGCATTTCCTTGAGGTGGACTAACTGGGGGAGTATTACCTGTACCTCCAGGACCTGTTTGATAACTACCACCTCCTCCTGAACCTCCATTACCATTAGGAGTAGCGTTTTCTCTTCCACCTCCTCCACCTGCTGATGTTATACTTGAAAAAACTGAATTTGCACCAGCTGCTCCTGAACTACCGCCTGGTCCGGGTGCGCCTGTTCCGCCTGCACCTATTGTTATTGGATATCCTTGTGCTGTTACTGTAATAGGTGTTGATCCATTCAAAGGTGAAACTGCATAGCAACCTGAAACAGGTCCTCTAAATTCTCTAAAACCTCCTGCACCACCACCGCCCGCACCACCTCCACCTTGTGAACCACCACCTCCAGCTGCTATATTCATATATGAAACTGTATTTTCTGCAGCTACATTTGATACTGCAGACACATTAAAAGTTGCAGGTCCTGTAAATGTATGAATTTTAAAATCTCCTGAAGTTGTTATTGTTCCACCTGTTGCTGTTAAAAATGATCTACCTGTAACATTTGATGTTGAATCCATAGTATTTTTCCAACCCTCTGTTGCATCAACAAAAACAAAAGTTACTGATTGTCCTTCTGTACTTAAAATAGCACTTGCATTTGTACCACCAATTTTTTGTGAACCGTTTGGTGCTATTGTTAAATTATTTGTTTGAAAAGTGTTTGTGTAATCTACAACAGAAACTATATTTCCTGCGCTACCTGCGGGAAGATTCATTGTAAATGCACCACCTGCTGTATTTGCAAAATAACCTTCACCATTTGCAGCTGTAAAAGTTGAAGTTTTAATTGATCCTGTTTGCCAATCGACAGTTCCTGTTCTACCGAAACCTGTTTGACTTGCACCAGATGCTAAAGCAATTGTATCACCACTAGCGCCAAGAGTAATAGTATTACTATTTTCTTTGATGATGTTAGCACCACATTGATTTTGAATATTGTTTACTTTAATTGTACTTGTCATAATTTATCCTATTGAAATTTGTATCTTATTATTACTAGACCTGAACCACCATTTCCACCTGTTCCTCCGCCACCAACATCTGAAGTTCCTCCACCTCCACCGCCAGTATTAGCAGTTCCACAACTTGAGGCATTTGGACTTGGAGTTCTTCCAGCAGCACCACCTCCAGCACCACCCGCTCCAGCAGGTTGAGGAGAAGCGTTTCCTGATCCACCACCTCCACCACCAGCTCTTGCTGTAGGTGTTCCATTAATACTTGATGTTGCTCCTGCTCCACCAGCACCACCTCCATATGGGTTTCCAGGCGTAGTAACTCCAACAGCAGTTGCGCCACCTCCGCCACCTCCGACTGCACCACCTGGAGCATTTCCACCTGCAAATCCTTGCGCTGGACTAACAGGAGGAGTATTTCCTGCTCCTCCACTATCGCCATTAGCTGCACCACCACCTGAACCACCAGTTTGTCCATTGCCTGATGGATCTCCTCTGCCACCTCTACCACCACCTGCTGATGTTATTGTTGAAAAACTTGAATTAGCACCACTTGTAAAACCTCCAGGACCAGTACCTTTGACACCGCCTGCACCTACTGTAACTGCAATAGGACTTGGTGGTGCCGTTAATGCTCCACCTGGACTAGCTATAGGGGAAGCTGGCCAAGCTGCAGGACTAGGAACTGATTCTCTAAAACCACCAGCTCCTCCACCACCACTTACACCATCTCCACCTCCTGTCGCTGGACCACTTCCTCCTCCAGCAACTACCATATAATCTATTTTATTATTACCTTTAGAATTTCCAGCACAATTAATTGTTAAAGTACCTGGACCTGTAAATGTGTGAACTTTATAATTTGTATCCACAGTTGTTATCGTTCCACCACTAGCTGATACAAATGCAGGTGCTTCAGCTGATTCTCCTGTTGATTCAGCTGTATTTACCCAACCTTCTGTTCCATCTACATAAACTAATGTTATTGATTGACCTTCAGTATTTGCTACAAGGGTATTAGCAACTCCACCAATTTTTTCTGAACCATTGGGTGCTATTGTTAAATTATTTGTTTGAAAAGTTCTTGTATAATCTGCAACTGATACTATTGCTCCAGCAGAACCTGCTGGTAAATTCATAGTGAATGCACTACCTGCTGTATTTGCAAAATAACCTTCTCCATTTGCAGCTGTGAATGTACTTGTTTTAATTGATCCTGTTTGCCAATCGACAGTTCCTGTTCTACCGAAACCTGATTGAGTAGCACCTGAACCTAGAGTTACTGTATCACCAGATTCACCTAGTGTTAAAGTAGTTCCGCATTGTGGTGCAACTGTGTTTACTTCTATTTTAGACAATGACTAATACCCCTGTTACTGTGATTGTTCCAGGTATAGTAATAGGTCCTGCAAGAACACCGTTCTCAACAGTTTGCGTACCTTCAATAGTACCTGCTTGATTCTTTATAAAGTCATCAGGAGAAGTTTGCCCTCCGATGTATTGGATCCCATTTATTATTGCCGTCATAATTCCTCCTAAGAACTAATTGTATCAATATACGAAAGAACCACGTCCAAACTACTACTTGCACTTGAAACTGCTTCTAACGTGTTACCACTCTCTAAAACAATTTTAGCGCCACCTTGAATTAATTCAATAGCGCTGTTTGGTGGAACACTAACTCCTTTTGCTAAAAAGAAATCAGCTCCGCCTTTTGCAATTTTAATATCAATTGCAATTGTTGAAGTTGTAATATTACAACATCTAATACCAATAACTGCATCGTAGTTTCCACCCGCTAACAATGTAGTATCACCTGTTCCAATTGTTCTAACTAATACATTTCTAAAATCTTGTGCCATATTTTTTTCCTATCTATAGTGCCACTGCCATTGCTAATGCAAAGCCAGCTGACGCTGCTCCTATTGGGTTACCTGATGCATCTAGATAAACCGATTTACTTGCTGGTAAAGTACAAAATACATCTTTTGTGCCTCCAGAAAAGTTAACAGCAGAATCTGAATTAGAACTAGAGAGAACTTCAGTTCTAGTTAAGTTAGCACTTGATCCATCTAATGTACCACGTCCTACCTCAAACTCACTTGTACCTTGATTAAAGATACAATAATAAGTTGTATTGCTGTTTCCTATTCCTTGTGCAAAAGTTTCAAAACCAGTTACTGCTGCTCCAAGTGCCATTGCACCTGTACCAGTAGTTGTGCTTGTTACTTTTACTCTATCGTTTATTACTAACGCCATAAATTTTTTCCTTAAGCCATACTTATAATTGCATTTGCCGGTGTCGATGGATTAGGGAAGGCAATTGTAAACGTACCATTAGTAGCCGTTTTTGTTCCTCCAAAATCTAATACAACACATAATTTATCTGATTTTGAATCATTATAAATAGCTGCTCCTGCTGCACCAAATGTAGCACTAGTTATCGATGAATCAGCAAAGTCAATAGACGCTACTGCAGTACCTGAAGCAACCGCTTGTGAAGCTAAAACTTTTCCAGCTGTTGTATAACCAGAACCACCTCCAGAACTTACTTCATTTGCAGTAAGATAAGTTGTGCTTGATGTGCTATATGAAGATAGACTTGTGTACAATGCTATTTTAAATGAGTCTCCGCCGTTTGCAAAATTATGTGTTCCCGAAAAGAGTTCTCCTCTAAATGCGAACGGTATTATATTTGCCATATTATTTTCTCCTTATTTATTTATTTATTACTTGATGGATTTTTAGATTCTAAAACGACACGAATAACTCCATCCTGATATTCGTCTCGGCGTCTTCGACCTGATTGTTCGATCGCATACGATAGTAAAGCTTTTTCATAAGCTTGTGAATAGTATTGTAACATATCTACGGGACCTTTCAAGTACCCATATGCATTTACTAAAGAAGCGTACAAAATCAAATCTTGATATTTATTTGATAAAAAGGTTCCAGTTCCACTAACCGAAGCATTTGTTAAACTAACTGGCTCCTTATTATAGGCTAAAGTGATACTATATGTTCTATCAGGAGTAGGTGCTACTACCCAAAATTCTTCGTCCCAATTAGCATAATATTTAGGTATATCAACAGAACTTGTTCCTGGATCTGCATAATATTCGGCCATAAAACTTGTATCTCTTTGCTCTAAATAGAATTGTTCTCCATCAGAATTAGTAAGTTGAGCATATCTAATTAATCTTAAATCTCCAGGTATAGTTACATATCGGTTACCTATAATTAAACTTGATGTTGCATAATGTCTATCTTGATCCGAATCAACTTCTCTATAAATTTTATTTTCTGCGTTTTGAATAAATCTATTTACAACAGAATCTGTAAAAACATTACTTCCTACTTCTGTGTATCCTCTAATATCTGTTTGTAAATCTGTTAAAGTGTATGCCATTATCCGTTTACTACCTCAAGTGTTACTGGTCCTGCTGAACAGTTATCTCCTCCACCTTGTACACTACCTGTTGT